CATCTTAAAGCTATTTCTGATCAAATATAATAGTATATTGTTTCTATGTGGATTTTGTATATATTCAATTCTTTTTTCTTTTGTTTCTTTTATTATTGCTGTCTCTTGTTCAAAATCTTCATGATAAGTTCTTTTTGACATGCTTTCATCAGTTTTCTTCTTTTCATTCTCTTTTTCTATTTCAGATTGCACATTTCTATTTATATTTATTGTTGATTCAGAGTCACTAGATGTGCTAGATTCAGAAGAAATTGATCCCTCACTTGAACTTTTAAACCAATCATCATCTTCATCATCAGATACTACAACAGCATCTTGTTGTTGTATCAATAAGTTTTTTATCATTGAATCCATATCAACTTTTTCAACATTTATAGTTTTTTCTTTCTTTTCTTTAGTGTTATCTGTATTAATGAATCCAAATAATGATTTATCCACGTTTTCATATTTTTCAAACAATTCAAAAAGCATTAATTTGAGAGAACTTATTTCTTCTTTTTTGTCAATATTTTTTGTAGCATTTTCAAAATCAACATATTTTTTCAAATCAAAAATGAAGGTGTTTGTGTTATGATAGAAATTTAGTAAAATGTCTTCTTGTAATATTAGATTCCAATTCAATATATTAGAAGAAGATTTATCATTTATTTCATATTCTGATAAATTTAAATGATGATGTCTTGTGTTAAAAGTAGCAATTTTGAAATCATCATAGAATAAGTCTAATTTGTTTTCACTCATAGAATAGTAATCTTTTTTAATTAAATTTTTAAATATTTGATCATTTTCTTTTCTTTGTTCAACCGTTGCATGAAAAAAGTCATTTATTTGTTTTACGTCATTTATACTAATTACTCTGTAATCGCCTCTGGAACCTACTAAAAAATTTCTTTTTGTATCAGCTTCTACAATTTTTCTAGTTGTTACTTTGTATTCGTCAAACCCATATTGATTTTTAGTTCTTGTGTAATAGTATTGCATTGCAGAAGGAACTATTTTGGAATTAGTTGTAATTATTGTTAAATTTGTATTCTTGAATCTGAGCAAGACCTTTTCATTATTTTTAATCATTAATATTGCTGAATTCATTTGAGGCGTTTTATAAGACCATTCTTCATCTTTTGTTATATATTTCATTATCCATCTATTTTTTATTAATTTATCACATAAATCAGTGTTCTTGTTGTAATAATAGTCTAATATCGTTAAATTTCTTAATTCAAAATCATTGTAACAACTGATGTCTATTTTTAATTCATTTACTAAATCTGAACCACTTTTGCCATTCTTTTTAATTTCTAAGCTTTCATCATTCATTATACTACAAAATGTCATAAGATGTAAACTGGAAAGCTCTACTTTCTTTTTCATTTTCAATTTGCTAGAGTCTGTTTTCATTATGTCAATTGGTGTTATCATTTTTGTGAATGATGTTATTAGTCTATCTTTCATTAACAAATTGTTATCTAGTATATGTTTCATAAATGTATTGAATTCACCTTTGAATTTCATAGGTGCAGATAAAATAAATTTCTTTTTTCCTTCATCATTTGGAATCATTTGTATTATTTTCTTTATCAATTCTCTTCTTTCTAGAATATTGCTGCAATAAGTGTACTTTTCTATTTTCTGGATAAAAGACTTCATCCTGTTGATATCCCATACTATTCCATCTGGATTCTTTGGTGGCGTTCTATTTAGGATTATTCTTTTTTTATTCACAATTTCTGTAAGTACAGTTCTAGTATTGTTGTAGAAGTTTACATCAGGATTTAAATTGGGCATTAATAGAAGATCATGATTCTTTCTTTTAGGTTTCAATCCCTCTTCGATATATATTTTCTCACTCCAAAGCATTATATTTCTATCTAAAGTTAACACTTCATTAGATATCTTGTATAGTTCTGTCAGATCTTCTATTAATCTTTCTCTATTTCCTTTGTAAATTAGCATTTGTTCTTTTATGTCTTTGTAAATATCTTCCAAATATTTATATTCCTGAGATGATGCCAACCTAGCTGTCTTTTTATTTTTAAACATAGCTCTGGCTCTCATCATAACTATTTTATTTTTTATTGAAAGAGATGCTAATAAATCAGGTTTGTGAAGTTTTTGATGGTTAAAAATGTAAGAATATACAATATCTCTTGGTGGTATGCTATCAGATGTAATGTCTAACATTGAGCATGCTAAACAATCTTCTTCAGAAATACATTTTTTAGTGTGTTCAATCTTAGCCTTAATATCGTTAACATTTTTTGGTTTAAATCTAATACTAGGAATAAAGCTATCATCATCATTGAACATATCAATTGCATTTTCTATAGTTTTCTTTCCTAATGACATGATTGACATGCTAACTAGTAAACATGCTGCTTGTAATTCCATCTGATTGTAATCTTCATATGTAATCAATTTGTCATACAGATATCTTGTTAATACTAGATCATGAGCAGACGGATTTGATATACTCAACATTAAACTAGATGTATTCAATTTGGGTATTAGAGCTAATGGCAGTAAATCACGAGTTACTTCAAACTCTTTTACTGGGTCAAATTTCATATCTTTATTCATACTATATGAGGTTCTTAATACATTCAATGATTCTTCCAAGAAAATATCAACACTTCCAGCATCAACTCCTTTTAATATTGCACCACTGCTTTGTGATATAGAACTTATTGTATCATCTTTTGGTCCTTTATTTGTTTTTTCTGAGAACATTGCAGTCAATTGTTTTTCTGCACCCATATACAATGAACCTTTAATGATCATAAACGATACAAATTCAACAACATCTGGATCTATGCTTGTTTTCTTTATTGATATATTTAGATTATTTAATTTTAAAACAGTCCAAATAGTTTTCAACATAAAATCATTTAGATCATTATAATTCACAAAAAATTCATCAAAAATGTAACCATTATTTATAGGTATTTTTGGTGTCATGAAACCATAAGCTATTACAAAATCATCAGAATGAGCAATACCATCGAAGTAAAATATTTTTTCAGAATAATAATTAAATATATTTTTTAAACTATCTAATGCTCCAACATGTGCGAAAGATGACTGATAGTTCCTCATTCCTTGCAACCAATTCTGTTCCAATCTACAAACAGGGAATTTTTGTTTCAGTTTTTTAAATAACTCCAATATATCATCTGCATCTCCCATTTTAGATTCTAACACTGTGTGAGGTACAACAACTTCTTTTCTTCCAGAATTTCTTCCTAATACATCTAATATATCAATGATAACAGAATCTACATTTTCTTTCATGCATTTTGAGAAAAAATTCAATCTTTTGTTTGTGTCCCAATTAGACCATTTTGTCATGTCTCCAGTAATATAATAAACATTTTTTATATATTCAATACCATCTATTGTCAGATCTCTACTTTTCCAATGTTCTGCTTTTGTGTACAAATTCTTCAATTTTAATATTTTCTCATCACCTGCAACACTGATAGCTTCTTTAGGATGCAGCATGCACATTGCTCTGAATATATGTTCAATTACAAAATCCTGATATCTTGCCTCATTTTCTACAAATATCTCTCGATCCACTTGTGTTCTCTGCTTTTTAGGTACAATCTTATAAACTGGATTTATATTTAAAGTATTGAAAGCCATAGATATTGGAGAATCTTTTCTGATATTCCCTTCTATGTAATCATGTTGATTTGTATAGACATTATCATCCATCATTTTAGCATAATCAAGAAATCTCATACCATGTGAGCTTCTTTTAGAAAATATTTCATCAGCAACCTTCCATACCAAATCAAATTCTTCGTCAGTTAAAAAAACACTCTTTTTTATTAAGAATTTTATCATGTTGTCTTTTTGAGTGCTTAACCTACTAGAAGAACCACTTGAATCACTATCAAAAACAGAACTTCCTGAAGGGA